GTCCAGGGCTTCTTTCAACTCTAAGAATATAGATGTTAAGTTCCCTTTTGGTTATCCAGCCGAAGGGAGTGTCCAAGAGGTTATGAATGAGCTTTCTAGGGACTTCGATTTCAATTATCGTATTGATGGTTCCCGTATATACGTTAATGACCCTAATCGTTATCAGTCCCCTAGCAGTATTGAACGTGCATTTGTTATATCACCTAATACAGGTTTAATAGGTACTCCTACTTTTGCTACAGCAGATGGTTCTAAGAATGACAAAGACTCTACTGCAAAAGATGGTGTCAAGTTTAAGGCATTACTAAACCCTTTGCTACAGCCTGGACAAGCAGTTCAAATAAAAGACACAACAATCACAGGAACATACCGCATTAACACAGCCGAGTATAAAGGTGATTGGCGTGGCTCTGCATGGGAAGTCACTTGTCACTGTGCCAAGATTATAGGCGAGGAGGTCTAAGTGGAAGGTATTTCTATAGAGGGGTTACTTAATCAGTATTCCAAGAACTCTACAAACGCAATGTTCACTTCCATTCCTGGTCGTGTTGTCGGGACTCCAAACTTAGCAGAACAAAGAGTCGATGTACAAATCCTTGTCAATAAAGTAACTACAGATAATGTTTCTAGAGAGCATACAGTTCTTCTTAACGTTCCCTTAGTATTCCAAGGAAGTCAGTCTTCTCAGTTCTCTTTCCCAGTAGTCTCAGGCGATACAGTTTTATTGGTGTTTAGCCAGCGGTCTATTGATAGGTTTAAATTAGGCGGAAAAGAGCCACATACTCCTGCTGATTTCCGTAAGTATTCTAAGAATGATGCGATGGCACTCCCAGGCTTGTTTTCTTTCACTGATGCTATCAATAACCCTTCAAAGAGGACTCTCAGCCACTCTACTAATGATGCGGTAGTGTCTCACAACATTGGTACTAGCAACGAGTGTGAAGTTAGGTTGAAGGCTTCTGGCGGTATCGTAATCAATGCTCCAGGTAACGATGTAGAAATTAATACTGGAACAGCTATCGTTAATGCCTCAGTAAGCACAACTATAAACAGTCCAGACACCAACGTAACTGGCAACTTGCATATACAAGGTCACTTAAACTTTGTTGGAGCTACTGGTTCTGCTGATGTTGTAGCAAGTGGCAAGTCTCTTGTGAGTCACACGCATACAGGTGATAGTGGCGGTAGTACAAGCCCTCCTAACTAATAGGTAACAAATGGATATCTTACTAAGTGATGAACATGATTTAGAGTTTGATGGTAACGACTTAAAACTAACTACAACTGAGTCGGAAAGCCTTGCCCAGAGACTTAAAATCAAGCTCCTAACATATCAAAACGAGTGGTACTTAGATGTGGAGGAAGGGATACCCTACTTTCAATCTATCTTGGGTAAGAACAGAGCTAAGGAGACGATTGATCTTATCTTTAAGAATGCAATCCTATCTGAACCTGAAGTAATTAACATCATATCTTTCGAGTCAAGTATCTCACCACAAAGAGTCTACCAACTTAGGTTCACTGTCCGTTCTTTAGATGGAAAAGAAGGCGTCCCTATTGAACTCACTATTTAACTTAAGGAGTAAAACTATATGGCTGGACTTACAAGTGAAGGTCTAGTAATAAAGCGTCTGGAAGAAGTGGTCAATGACCGTATCTCCAGTGCGCGTAATCAGTTTGGTAATGATGCCGGAACTTCTGTAAATGATGTACTAGGCCGTTTGCTGAGAGTCCACGCAGGTTCAGAAGCGGATGTATGGGAGCTAGCTGAAGCAGTTTATAACTCATTCAACCCTGCATTTGCCACAGGTTCAGCACTGGATAGAGTCGTTGCATACGCAGGGCTTATTCGGTATGAAGCAAGCCCTTCTAAAGCGACACTACTAGTTTCTGGTGACTATCTTACATCAATACCTGCATCCTCCTCTGTCCTCTCATCCGCTACTGTATTTAGATTCTCTACTGTCAACTCTGTGTTCTTCGATACATCGTTGGTAAGTGGTTTTAGAGTACAGCCTATTGTTGCACAGGAAGCTGAGTATTCACTTTCGATTGGATTGGATGTCTACTCGTATTTTGGCCAAGTTGGGGATACTTTAGAAATAATTTCCCAGAACTTACTTGAACAAGTTAACAGGTCACAAAACTTCCAGGCAACACTGTTAGATGATGGTATCTTAGAGTTTTCTTTTAATGATCCATTTGTCTCTAGGAATACTTCAGCTTCTACAAACTTGACGTACAGAAAGATATCTAAAGTTGTCCAGTCTGAATCTACACAAGCAGGTGATATTGGACAACCCGAAGATACACTAGATATTATCGGTACACCTATACTTGGCTGGGACTCAGTAACTAACCCAACAGCAGCTACTATAGGACGTTTAAGAGAGACTGACGAAGAACTGCGTCTTAGGTTTCGTGACACTAAAGAACTCAATGCCAAGGGTACTATTGACGCTATATTCTCTAATCTATCAAACATAGTGGGCGTCACAGATGTTCAGGTGTATGAGAACTCAACAAGCGCTCTAGATATTAACTCTCTGCCCCCTAAGTCTTTCTCGGCTGTTATCCAAGGTGGTAACTCTCTTGAAATTGCACAAGTACTATGGGAAACAAAACCAGCAGGTATCCAGGCTTTTGGCAATACTTCTGTTGTTATCTCAGACTCCCAAGGCTTACCCCATACTGTAGACTTCTCAAGACCTATCTTTGTAGACCTGTATATAGACTTAGTAATCTCCCCTGAAGAGTTCGGTACTGTTGCTGCTGACACTGATGTACAGATTGTTGATGCAATTTCTAAGTACATTAAAAATACCTACTCAGTAGGGGATGATATAACTTATTCCCGACTATATACGCCTATCAACTCTATTCCAGGTTTTCAAGTGGATTCCCTGACTATAGGTACTGATCCGGCTGCTCTTGGAGTCTCTAATGTGCAAGTTGGTTTTGATGGCATTGCAGATGTAAAACAACAAAACGTAACTATAACGGTTAATCAGTGAGGTGGTTATGGAATTTAAAAATCTAGACTACCATCTGATCTCTAAAGACCGAGTGACTCACCAGTTCAAGGATTCACTTAATGTTGATAGGTTAAGCAAGGTTTGGAATGGTGGCTTCCAAGAAGCCCAAGAAGCCTTGCTAGATATTACTAATATCAACAACGTCGATACTGCACTGGGTAAAAACTTAGAAGTTATCGGTGATATTGTCGGACAACCTCGCAATCTACTTCAAATTTCTACGACAGGTTACTTTGGTTTTCTACAAGACACTGGTGCTAAAACCTTTGGTAGTTTTAAAAATGACAAGGGCGGTATTTACTATAGTTTAGATGACCCTGCATCGGGTAATGTAAAACTTAATGACATTGATTACAGGCTTTTTGTTAAGTCAAAAATAATTCTTAACAACACAGGTGGTACACCAGAAGATATTATTGCTGCGGCTAAGTACATCTTCCAAACAGATATTGTTGAGCTTTTTGAAGGTGGTACTGACCCTGATGAAACAGCGGTGATGACTCTTAACATCGGTCGTGCTTGGAACGACCCCGACACTACACTCTTCCCAGACTTAGATGAAACGGTAATTGCTGACAGGTTGCTTCCTGTTCCTGTAGGTGTACGTATTGAATACACTGATGTAAATGTAAGTGAAACACTCGGCCCTGTAAATTACTGGTGGAATATTGCTTCCTTGAATCTTTATTACACAGCCAACACAACACTCCCAAGTAACCTTGGAACTCTATAAAATGCGGAGCAAAGATGCCTAAATACACAAAGCCAATAGACCCTAATGTTATCTGGGCTTCTACAGCGCTTAGTTCAGATGTTGTTAAGCCGGATAACAGTAAGATTATACAAGGTTGGATTCAAGAGAAGCCACCACTAGAGACTGAAAATTGGTTAAAGAATAAGCTGTTTTTAGCCTATGCTTACTACAATCAACTTGGTATTCCTGAATGGGATAGTAATACCGAATACCAAGCGGGTAAAAGTTATGTTCAAGGTGCTGATGGGCTTGTTTATAAAGCGTTAGTTACAAACACTAATGCGAATCCTGCTGGTGGTGGCGGCAGTCTCTGGGAGATAGCATTTGTAGAAAGTCGTGCAGTCTCTACCTATGCAAGGGCTTTGATTGGTGCAACTAACGAAGCTAAAGCAAGACAAGTTCTAGGGCTAGGTAGTGCTTCTGGAG